TTCGTTGGCGGGGATTTTGGCGAGGTCTTTCGCGGAGAGGCCTAGCTGGGTCAGGGCGTCGGCCGCGGGGCCAGCGCCGCCTTCGGCGACGGCGACAAGGACCTTTTGCATCTTTGAGACGGCGCCCGTGAGATTCTCGATGCCGGCGTCTTTCCCCGCCTGGTTAAGGATCATCAGGGAGTCGATGGCGATGCCGGTTTTGGCGGACATGTCGCTAAGACTGCCGCCGAGATCGAGGACGTTTTTGACGCCGAAACCGATAGCGCCGGCGGCGACGAGGCCGGAGGCGGCAAGGCCAGCGAGGCCCTTGCCGGCGATCGAAAGCGCCCCGCTAGACAGGTTTCCGGCGCCTTCGCGGAATTTCTTTTGCATGCCGCCGAGCGACTTGCCAATATTTTTGATGGTGGCTTGGAGCTTGGAGTCGTTGCCGGTGAAGATGGCGGTGGCTTTGGCGCTGGGCATGGTCTTCTTTATGCTGGCGTCAAATTTGCCAGCTTGGCGGCCTTGGCAAGGATGGCGGCGGTTTGGCGTTCGAGGTTGCCGGTGGAGGCTTTTAAGGCGAAGGCCATGCGGCGATCGTAGGCGCGGACGTTATCGACGAAGCTGACGGCGTTGCCGAGGGTGATGGTGGTTCCGTCCGGGCTGGCGGCGAGGGTGTAGGAGCCGCGCCGGGGGCCGTGGCGTTTAACCCAGGCTGGCCGGGGGACTTTGAGGGCTTCGGCGGAGGCGTTCCAGCCGCCGGCGAGGATGCCGACGAGAGCATAGCGGGATTTAAGGTATGCGGTGAAGTCGGCCTCGGTGCAGAGGCCGATATCGAGGGCGACGAGATCGCGAACGCGCAGGCCGGTGGTGGCGTCGCGGTTGACCGAGGAGACGCGGCCGTTTTTGCCACGGCGATCGTGATGCCAGGCGTCCATTTCGGACAGGCTAAGGATGCGGATTTGGATGTTGCCGATGGCGGCGGCGCCTTTGTGGCCGAAGGATTGACTGGAGCTTTTACCTTGGAGGGATTCGACTTCTTCTATTTGTTTGGGCTTCAAAGGTTTAAAGATTTGAAGTAAATCTTTCATGATCGCCATTTCGGCGGTCTTTTTTGCCTTTTTGCCTTGGGATTTCTTGGAGTTCGGGGGCGTGGAGGCGATGATGTATTTGGTGAAGGACTTGGCGGTTTGCTTAATCACGACGGCGGTGGATTTTTTGGCGACTTCGCCATAGGTCTTCATGGCGGAATTCAGGGCGGTCATGTCGAAGGAAGCCATAAAGGTTCAGATGGTAGGGAGGGAGGAGGAGCTTGAGCCAGAGACGCGCAGGACGATGCCAGGACATTCGCCGAGGCTGGACATGCGCCGCCTGGCGTCGAATTCCAGCCACCAGAGTGCGCAGAAATGGAGGCCGTGAGCATAGGGCATGTCCCGGGTGATTTCGGCGGCGCTTTGGTGGGTGAAGCTGGCGACCATCATTAAATATTCGGCCTCTGCGTTAATGGCGAAGGCTTTGGGTCGGGGGTTTCCGTGCTGTGGCCTCCCGTTTTGTCCAGGGACACTTCAAATTTAGATTGTTCGACGGGGGCGACGATCTTGCCGAACGCGACGTGGGCGGCCGCATAGCGCGGATCCTCGGGATCAAGAAGGCCGTTCTCTTCGGCCCAGGAGAAGCATCGTTCAAAAGCGGCCAGGGGATTGAGGGCGGCACGTTCGACGGTGAAGGTGGAGCGCCGGACGTCTTCGGCGGTGGCCTCGGTGGCGTGGGGGATGGTGCAGACCCAGCAAACGATGGCCGCGTCTTTGATCATCCCGGGGTATTGACGAATGAGTTCGTATTGGCGGAGGCCCTCTTCGCCGATGTAGGGCCAGAGGAGGCCCATGGATTGCGCGGCGGCGTAGCGTCGGCGGGTGTAGGGCTTTAGCGGAGCGCCAAAGAGGGTGGGGATGTCGGCGGCGGCGGTGAAGGCGTCGACCATGGGGGCGATGGGAGCGCCTTCGGGGTTTTCGGGGTCGTATTCGTCGAGTTCTGCGGTGTTGGTGGTGGTCATAAAATCAAATGCCGATCATTTTTCGGAGTTCAGGGGATGCGCCGAGGGAGATGGCGCGGGCGGTTCGGGTGCTTGTCTTGCGGCCGTCGGCGTCGGTGGCGCTGGGTTTGTCGGCGGTCGAGGTCTGGACGATGGGGGTGGTTTTGCGCCAGGCGCCGGCGAGCATCTTTTGGTTTTTGGCGTACTGGGCGAATGCTTTGGCAAGGACGGCGGGCGCGACCTCGATGCCGATGTCATCGCTGGAGGTGCCGGCGGCGTCGCTGGTGGCCATGGCGCGGCCGTGATTCGCCCAGACGGCGAGGAGTTCGCGGAGGAGATCATTTTGGACAAAGTTGAAGGTGACTTTGCCACGGACTTTCTTTGACCAGGCTAAGGTGCCGGCGTCCCAGAGGCCCATGCCAGCGGGCAGACCGGCCGCGCGAAGAATTTCGCCGTCGTAGGTGTGATAAATGGCGAGCGTGTTGCCCTCGTCATCGATGGGGAAGGGGACGCCGCAGGTGGCGAGCATGATCGCGAGCGGAAGATCGCGAGTTTGAAAGAAGGGTTGAGACATGGAGTTTTGGTTGGCGGTTTACGGGTGTCCGGTCCCGGTGGTTGTCGGTGGTCATTGACTGGCGGGCGATATGAGGCGCCCGCCAGCCAATAATGACCCCAATTTGACCACTAAACTGAAGAAATGCCGGTGTAGCATTCAAACTCCGCGGTCATGGCGGAGAGGGCGCCAGAGTCGCGGGAAAGAGTGACGTCGCCTTTAACGAAGAGCGCGCCCGTGGTCGGCGAAGAGAAAAAGACATGCGAGTTCGTAATGGTGGTGAAAGCGATGGCGGTCGCCGCCATGATGCCGGTGCTTCCGGAGACTTCGCCGCCGAGGGAGATCGTGGATTTTGGTTGGCCGACGACTTTGCCTTTCATGTGGCCGAAATTATCCATGACGGGGGTGATGAATTCGGGTTCGACGGAGATTTTGAGGTCGGAAATGTTGATGCCGGTTTCGTTTAGCGCGATGCCGGTGACGAAGTTAGTAAGGTTAATGAGTGTTCCAGCTGCCATAGTGTAAGAGAGTTAAAAAGTTGAATTGCTGAGTTTGCTAGGTTGTCAAAACCTTGAGGTTGTAGGTGCGGGTGAGGGTGCGGACGGAACCATCAAAAGCGTATTCGTCTGAGGAATCGATGATTTGCAGGAAGGAGAAGGAGGCGTTGCTAGTAATGCCCTCAAAGGCCGCGGCGGCGGCCGTGGCGAGCGTCTCGAGGGCGGCGGAGCTGGCGGCGGTGATTCCATTGACGCGGTTTTCTAGAGCGAGCGTCGCGTCGATGGCGTAGGTTCCGCTTAGAATGATTTCTCGACAGACGCCCGTTTCGGTAGCGGTAATGACGACGGCCGGCAGGGCGAGATTGGTGGTGCCATTGGCGTCGGTGTTTGTGCAGCGGACGGAGAAGCCGCCGCCGAGCGCGGCAGAGAGGACCGTTTGGACGGCGAGTTCGATTTTGCGGGCGTTCGTGTTTGCCATTTATTGCGGGGCCTCGATGCAGCGGAGGATAAAGGTGCCGCCGCCGGAGTCGGTGGCGACGGTGTCGACCGTGTAGGTGCCGGTGAAGCCAGCGGGGGCGGTGACGGTGACGGTATCATCTTCGGCGGGTGCGGATTTACTGGCAGCCGTGAAGGCGGCCGCGGCGAGCCAAAAGGAGATGATCTTGGTTTTGGCGAAGCCACCGGGGCCGAGGGTGGAGCCGGAGCGCTTGCCGGAGGTGCCGGCGGCGTAGCTGGTGCCGTCGATGGTGACGGTGGCGGTAAATTGCGCGGCGTAGAAGGTGCGCGAGGCGGTGAGGAGATCGGCGGCTTCACTCATTTTTTTGGCAGCTTAGAGGCGCGGGCGCGGGCGCGTTCGCGGACGTGATCGGTGAGGTGAGCATAGGCGGAGACGGCGAAGTCGTCAGCGGCTGCGGTGACGCCGTGCCGGGTGACTGAGCAGGCGCGGCAGATGCAGCCAGAGCGCGGTGCAGGCGTCGCGGAGAGATGACAGGTGGCCGGGCGTCGGGTCATGCGTTGGGGATGGTGTCAAAGATCGGGATAAGGGGCGGCGGTGGTGGCGGAGTTAAAACGGTAGTAGTGGAGGACTTTGTCGAGGTGGATGGAGGCGCGGGCGATGCGGTTGAGGGGTTCGGCGAAGGCCCAGTCTTCGCCGTAGTTGCTTTCGGGGAAGTGGGAGAGGATGGCGACGGAGCGACGCCAGGCGCAGACATGCCAGGCGGCGCGCTTGACTTCGGTATCGTGGCGGAAGGGTTGGTTTTCCTGCCGGAGGCCGAAGACTATTTTGGCGTGGGCTTCGTCGACGCGGGCGAATTGGGCAAAGGTGATGACGTCGACTTGATCGGTTGGCGAGGCCGGCGGGGTGATGGCGATCTTGATGGCGTCGACCAAGGAAGCGACATAGTCATGGGAGACGGTGTCGTCGTCGTCGACGTAGGCCATGAAGGTGCCGCGGGCGATGCGGAGGAGGGCGTCGCGTTTTGCACCAATGGTGCGTTTGCGGTTGTCGAGGAAAACCAAATGCTCGACGGGAAGATCGCCGATTTGCGCGGTGATTTTTTCGGTGAGGATAGCGAGTTTATCGGCGCGCTGGTGGATGCTGGCGGTGAGGATGGACAGGAGGATGGGTTCGGGAGTAATCATAAGGCGGGGACCATGTAGACCCATATGGAAGAGTTAAATTTCGCGGTGGGGAGGAGTTCTTCAACGGCCCGTTTCACTTCATGCCAAGCGGCGTCGTGGCCTGCGAGCATGGCGCCGGGTGCCATCTTTGGGAGCCAGGCGAGGATGTCGCGGCAGACGCTTTCGTAATCGTGGGCGGCATCGATCCAGGCGAAATGCACGCTGGCGTCTGGGATAGCGGAGGCCGAACCAGCAGAGTCGCCGACAATGGTGGTGATTATTTCGGAGACGCCGCAGCGGTCGACATTGTCGCGGAAGGCGCCGAGGAGGCTGCCGCCGTGGGCGGCCACGGTGGCCGCGTGAACGGCTTGATTTTCTTCGCCAAGAAAATTGTCGATGGCGATGATGTCGACATGCTTGCCGAGGCGCTGGAGTTCCTGGGCCAGATAGATGCAGGACCTGCCGAGCCAGCAACCGATTTCGACGGCGGTGTCGCCGTCGCGAAGTTTAGCGGCGACGGCCCGGTAAAACTGCCAATAGTCCATGAAGCCGGGAATGGTAGACCAGTCGCCGACGGGGCCGGCGGTGAGGCGCTGATAAACGGCGAGGCCTTTGGCGTATTGTTCCGGGGAGTTTTGCCGTCTATAAGTGTCGTCCGGTGCCGCGAGGCCGAAGGCGGGGTGGTAGTGGGTGAAAACTAGATCGCGAGCTTGAATGACTTGGCCGCGATTGCTGGCGGTTTCCGTGAAGAAATTGTCAGAGTAGACGCCCGTGAACGACGGATGGAACATAAACATGTCTTGCAGCCAGTATTCCCGGGTCATGATGGCGATGCATAGAAGATCGTCGGTGCGGCTGCCGTCGTAGACGGCGAGGACGGCGGGCTTGGTGAGATCGCCGAGGCGGGCGAGAATTTCCGTGTCCCAGCGGGGTGGCGGGAGGAAATCGTCGCTGACTTGGATGAGGACTTGAGAATTTGCGTAAAATGCGCCGGTGTTCCAGGCGTTGACGCTGCCAAGGTTCGGGGTGGTGACTTCGAGGTGATGCATGCGCCGAAGAGCGTGGCTTTCCTCATCGTCGGTATCAAAAACGAAGATATGTTCGATGCGGTCGGGGGCATCGGCGAGATCAAGCCAGGCTTTTCTTGTGTGGCAGGCTTGGAGGGGGCGGCCGCGGGTGGCGTGGACGAGGGTGATGATGGCGCCGCCGTGTTTGTTGAGGGTCGTTTTACGAATGGCTTCAGCTTCGGCGGTCTGGCGATTGCAGCGGAGCGCCTGGCAAAGGATATCTTCGGCGAGGTAGCCGTAGAAGGCGCCGCGTTCGTTCCAGTCGGGCGCTTCGGATCGCGGGAGGGCCATCATCATTCTTGCCCAGGCGAGGCCGTGGGGCGCGAGGCCGTGGTCAAGACAATTGCCAGCCATGACGCCGAAGGCTTCGCGCCGAGACGGGTCGGTTTTCATGGCCTGGAGGAGAAGGGTTTCTTTTTCGGCGGGGTCTTTCGACATTTTCACCAGATTAAGCCAAAGTTCGTATTCTTCGGGGACGCCGAGTTCTTTGTGGGCGAGGGCTTTTTGGCAAATGGCCACGGATTCATCTAGACGGCCGACGGCGGCGAGTTCGCCCTGGAGATGATAGAGTTGGCCGCAATTCATTTGCTCGACGGGGATGCTTTCGAGGATGCGGAGGTTGCGTTCGTTGCTGCCGAATTTTGATAAATGGGGCATGTGCGTAATCACGATGCGATTATCTTCGACGGCTTGGACTGGGGCGTTTTTAAAGGTAAAGCATTCGTGAACGGCGTATTGCCAGACGCCAGAATCGCGAGCCAGGAGTCGTTCGCGGGGGACGCGAACGCCGAGGCCCATGATGCGGTAGGGGAAGAGGAAAGCAGCATAGCCGCCTCGGTTGGCGAGTTCGCGGATGAGTTCGCCGCCGCATTCGAGGATGTCGTCGGTATCCGCCCAAAGGAGGTAGTCGCCCGTGGCCATGGAGAAGCTGAGGTTGCGGGCGGCGGCGAAGTTGTCGACGTGGGGCCAGTCTCGATTTTCGGGGGCGTTGAAGTATTCGCCGGTGATGGCGTGGAATTTATCGCGGGCGATGTCGAGGGTGGCGTCGGGCGGCTGGTTGCCGATGGCCCGGACGACGATGATTTCGTCGACGTAAGGACCAAAGGAGGAGAGGCAGCGGTCGATATATTCGATGCAGTTGCCGCTGATGATGCAGAGGGAGATTTTCGGTGGGGTCATTTTTTTAAGTTGTGGTTTGGGCAATGAAAGGCCCGGCAAAAAGCGAGTTTTGCCGGGCCAGTTCTTCGGCGTCAGATAGACAACGCCAAAAAGGAATGTGGAGAACGGCTGGCGTCTCGCTACGCCAGTCGTTTCCTCAAGTTTTAGTCGGATTGTTTGAGTAAACGGCCGGCGTTTGTGATGCCGACGGCGAAGCCGTAGTTTGCTTCCATGTTCAGGTAGCGGTTTCCGGTGTTGTTGTCATAGTGATCGCGAAGGCCAAAGGTGATGCCGGTTTCGGGGTCGACGACGGCGCGGGCGTCGCTGTAGTTGTTGCCGGGCTGCGGTTGGAGGTAGCGCATGGCAATGGCGATGGCGGAAGGATGGACGGCGAAGCCCATGACGGAATTGACGCTGCCGAAGAGGCTGTTGACTTCGTACATGTTGAAGCCGAGGGCCTTGAAAATGGCGCCGTCTTGGAGGACCTTGTTGTCGGCGAACATTTGCGCTTGCACAAAGTTGGTGATGCTTAAGAGGGAGTCGTAAGGGACGCAATCGAGGATAAGCGAGCGGGGTTCGGTGCTGACGTTGTCTTGGTTGAGGAGAAGCCGAGCGCTGCGAAGTTGGGTGACGGTCAGAGCGGTCGAGGCGACTGCGGTGACAGCGGCGAAATTCGCGGTGGTGCAGAGCGTAAAAACGTCGGAGATGACTGCCAAGGCGAGCGCTCGCCCTTGTTGATAGGCGAAGTCGACCAGGTTGGCTTCGCTGGAACCGGCCGCGGTGAGATCGTCTTGGCCGATGGCAACCACCTTGTGTCGGTTGATCGAAACGGTGACGACGGTCTTGGTGCCGCCGCAAACGGCGTAGGATCCGCCGAAGGTGGTGGCGGTGAGCGCGGCGATCAGAGGGACGAGGACGGTGTTGCCCTTTTGCACAGGCGCTGCCGAGAAGTTTCGTGAGAACGCCGCGAGAGGCGCGAGGGTTTTGACGAACGCCTCGAGGGCGGAGTTCGCAAAGATTTCATTGTCGAGGTTAGTATATGTTGCCATGTGAGTTTTTTATGAGTTGGAGAGTTTGCTTTTGCGGGTTGTCAAATTAGGTGAGTTTGATGGAGCGATTGGCCGAACGGATGGCGGCGGAGTTTGCGCGGAAATACTCGGTGCGAGCGGAGCCGGTGAGAGTGTTGAGGGTGTCAATAAAGTTCTGCGGTGAGGTAACGGTGTTGGGCGTGGAGGCGGGTGCGGCCGCGGTGGCTGCGGTGACGCCGCGAAGGCCCGCGAGGGCTTCGAGGCGCACGGCGTTTGCTTTGGCGCTGACGGTCGCGGCGTTGGCGACTGCCAGGGCGGTGGTCATGGTTTCCAGTTGTTTGCTGGCGGCCGTGTAGGCGATCGCGGCGGCGGTGGCGGATTCATTAAGCGCCGCGAATTGCGTCGCGAGTTGATCGCGTTCGGCCTGGGCGGTGGCGACGGCCTCGGCGGTGGCTGGGGCGGCCGGGTCAGCGGGC